AGAATTATACCATCTATAGGAAACCTTGTCAATGCCAGATATTACCCCGGTATCTCAAACCAGCACAGTTATTTTAACTTCTACAGGTTCAGCCGCAGATGTAGCGTCTGCCGTACCATATGGCATGTATACGGCATCTGCGGAATTTTTAACTGGTGCTGCTACTCAAGTAAATTATGTTTATAAAAAACTTGGTGGAGATATTGTCGATATTGAATTAACGCCATCAAACGTTTATGCAGCGTATGAAGAAGCTTGTTTAGAATATTCGTATATTGTTAACTTACACCAAAGCGAAAATATATTATCAGATGTTTTAGGCCAAACAACCGGTACATTCGACCATAGAGGTGAGACTCTAACCGGTCCAGAAAACGTAAACTTGGCATACCCTAGATTTCAGTTTAGCTATGCCAGAAAAATTGGTGATGCTGTTGCAACATCTGCCGGATTTGGTGGAACTACACCTATATACTCAGCCAGTTTTAAGCCGGTCAATAATCAGCAAGATTATGATCTTCAAACAATTATTTCTGGAGCATCAGCAACCGGTTTAGATGACGGCGGCAACGCTGTTGACTTTTCTGGCGTTGTTGGTAATAAGAGAATTATAATTACAAAAGTTAATTACATGTCTCCCCGGGCAATGTGGCGTTTTTATGGGTACTATGGAGGAGTTGGTGTTGTTGGAAACTACTCGACTTATGGTCAGTTTGCTGACGATTCTACATTTGAAGTTATTCCTACATGGCAGAACAAATTGCAAGCTATAATGTATGAAGATTCGATATACACAAGAACTTCTCATTATTCTTATGAAATAAAAGATAATAAGCTTAGATTATTCCCCACTCCCGGTAATTATGGACTTGATGGTCACCAAGACCGAATGTGGGTAAACTTCTACGTAGATGCTGGGGATGCATGGGAGGAAAACTCAAATTATGATGATGGCGTAAAGGGTATTAACAACTTTAACACGCTTCCTTTCGATAATCTTCCGTATGAAAATATTAATGCTATTGGTAAGCAGTGGATTCGTAAGTTTGCTTTAGCTTTATGTAAGGAAATGTTAGGACAGATCAGAGGTAAATTTACTACAATGCCAATTCCTGGCGAAAGTGTTACCTTAAATCATTCAGAATTACTTTCTCAAGCTAAAGAAGAACAACAAGCTCTCAAAGACAAGCTAAAAGAAACAATCGATAGAATTATTTACAAAGAGCTAGCCAAGAACGATGCAGAAGTGACTGAAGCTGCCGCTCAAGCGCTTAGACAGTCACCTTTACCGATATTTGTGGGGTAATATAAATGTCAGATAATAAATGGGACAGACCAGCAGCCCCGCCGCCTCCGTTATTTTTAGGTAAAAAAGAAAGAGACTTAGTTAAGCAAGTCAACGACGAGCTTATAGAAAAAATAATTGGTCAGCAGATTGTTTATTATTCAATTGATTTGCGCACTACCAATTTTCATCCATTATACGGCGAAGCTATTGAAAAAACATATTTGCCGCCAATCAGAGTTTATGCGCTAGTTGAATATACACAGTTTGAAACCGTCTATTTGGAAGGTGCCGGAATTGATAAGGCATGGGAAATCAATGTGCATTTTCACAAAAGACGTTTAGAAGAAGACCAGAATGTGTATGTCAGAGAAGGTGACTTCGTACTATATAATGGAAACTATCATGAAATAGTTAAGCTTGCAGAGCCAAAACTATTATTCGGTCAAGCTGGAGAAGAATTTGAGATAGTCGCTACCTGTAAGAGAGCCAGAAAGGGGATGTTTGATGCTACCTAAGAATTTTGATTTTGCTATGTTGCCTCCAGGTTCTGATTTAAAACTTTCAGAGATTGGTATGCTGTCATCTACGATTGAAACTATCGATTATGCCATCACAGAATGGCTTACGGACGATTTAAAACTAGCAGCGACCACCAATGAGGGCTGGAAAAAAGTGCCTGTTCTTTGGCAGTCTCCGGAGCGCGCTTTTCAGATTAAAAATGATAAAGATTTAAGAGATATTGACGGTGCGTTTAAGCTTCCGTTGATTAGTATTGAAAGAACAACAATCACAAAAGATCCTGCGAGAAAAGGATCATATCAAGCGCATACTTTTTCCCAAAACAAAAACGGCAGATCGGGTAGAATAGTTATAGCTAAAAAAATTGTACAGGACAAAACAAGAAACTTTGCAGTTGTTGGAAACACTAGAAGAGCTAACTATACATCAGGAACAGAACAAAAGTATTATCCAAGAGTAAATAAAAAAATTGTTATCCAAACTCTTTCAATACCAATACCGGTTTATGTAAATATAGAATATAAAATATCTGTTAAAACAGAATATCAACAACAGATGAACCAACTGGTTACTCCATTCATTTCCAGAACAGGTCAAATAAATTCTTTTATTTTAAATAGAGATGGTCACAAATACGAGGCTTTTATTGAGCAGAACTTTGCACAAAGCAACAATGTAGCCAATTTAGCCGAGGAAAATAGAATGTACACCACTGATATTACTATTAGGGTTTTGGGGTATTTAATTGGAGAAGGCGAAAACGACGACAGGCAGTTAGTTAAAGTAGAAGAAAATTTTGTTGAAATAACTTTTCCAATGGAAAGCACTGTAAAAGAAGATGATGAAGGTTTTTTCAAAATCACTTCCTGAGAAAACTTAAAAAATACCCTTTTGGCTCCTGACTTACTATTTAAATATGATTACAAGGGCAACTATAAAGTTGTATATAAAGGGAGTTTTTAATAATGCCAGTTACTAGTTTTAAATTTGTATCGCCTGGAGTTTTCATCAATGAGATTGATAATTCCTATACTCCGCAGGAAGCCGACGCTATCGGTCCTGTCGTTATTGGTCGTTCGACCAGAGGTCTAGCGATGCAGCCAATCAAGGTTCAGTCTTACTCTGAATTTGTTGAGATGTTTGGCGACACTGTGCCGGGAAATGGAGGCGGTGATGTTTATCGCGACGGTAACTATCAGGCCCCAATGTACGGTACTTACGCCGCAAAAGCGTTTTTAAATGCAAATGTGGCTCCTTTAACTTATGTTCGCCTTTTGGGGCAAGAAACATCCGTTGGTTCTGCGGCTGGTGGTGATGCAGCTTCTGGCTGGAAAACTAATAACGTAGCTCTTTCAAACGGCGCAACTGCTGGTGGTGCATACGGATTATTCATTGCTCCTTCTTCTTCTAACGGAGAATTTACTGGCTCTTTCGCAATGGAGTTGGCTGCTGTTATTTATGTACAGAGTGGCTCTGTACAGCTTTCTGGTGCTTTAGCTGGCCCTGCCGCTACTGCCGATGTAGTAAAAGCTTCCTCTGCTCTCGTAGAAAGTGACGCTAGTGGGGATTTCAAGATTGTAATTAACGGCGCAACTAACGGCGAAAAAGTATTTACTGTCAATTTAGATGACGACAACAAAAATTATATTCGCAAAGCCCTCAATACCAACCCTCAGTTGGCTTCTACTGCTGGTGCCTTCTATCCTGCATCTTCTTTTGAGGATTATTGGCTTGGGGAGTCATTTGAGCAAGAAATTAGAGATTTGGCCCCGGGTACAACTGCAATCGGTATGATTGCCGGAATTGGCTCTGGTTCCACTGGAACAACCGGTCCACACAACATGAAATCAGTACCTTCACAAGAGGCAATTGCTGGCTGGTTTGTGGGGCAAGATTTGGGTACTGCGATTAACTATAATCCAGCAAATGCCAAGAAGCTTTTCCGCTTGATTGGTCGCGGACATGGTGAGTGGTTAAGCAAGAACTGCAAGGTTTCAATCGCAAATCTTCGCCAGTCAAATACAACAACTGACGAATATGGAACGTTCTCCGTGCTTATTCGTTCTATTACTGACTCAGATTTAAATGAAGAAATTCTAGAAAGATTTGATAACTGTACACTAGACCCAACTAGTCCAAACTATATTGCTAAGTTGATTGGTGATCGTTACGAAAGGTGGGATAGCACTAGCAGAACACTTAAGTCTTATGGAG